CTCGCTAAGTCAGCTCCCATGGCTTCACAGAAGCTTGTAGAGATACTTATGAGTGATGACCCTATACCACAAGTAGGTGCTAAGCTACAGGCAGCTCAGACGTTATTAGATAGAGTTGGTGTTGCCAAAAGAGATAAGTTAGATGTAACACATACTGCTTCAAGTGGTATATTTATATTACCTAACAAAGATAAAATAATAGATGTTAATGCTGAAGAAGTGGAGATAGATGATAAATAGAAGCAGTTCAACAATACCTTTTGGTTATAAACTAAAAGAAGATAATAAAACATTAGAACCAATTGAAAAAGAAATAAACGCCTTGAAAGAAATGAAGGATAGTGTTAAAGCTGGGGCGTTCTCCCTTAGAGGAGCTGTAGAAATTTTAGAGTCTCAAACTGGTCGCAAGTTATCTGCTATGGGATTAAAGAAGATTATGGATAAAGACAAACCAAAAGAAGAAACTAAACCAAGTTTATTATCTAAAAATGACAGAGAAGCCTAAAAGACAATATTTTTTTTCACAAGCACAAAAGGCTAAGATAGTTGCTCGACAGGCTGTAAAAGAAAAAGAAAAAGAAATTAAAAGATTAGCTAAGAAACTAGCTAATACTAAACATAGATTAAATAACAAGAAGGAAGCAATCGGTGCAGTTGACCAAGCTTTAAATCCAAATGCAAAAAGTAAAACAGGTAGTGTTGTGGAAGAAAAGAAGTTGGAATCACTTCCTAAAAAAGTTAAAGAATTACTCGAAAAAGAAAAAGACAGGATAGTATTTAAACCTAATGATGGTCCTCAAACAGATTTTTAGCAGCAGCCGAACAAGATGTATTATATGGAGGTTCTGCTGGAGGTGGTAAGTCATATGCTATGTTAGTTGACCCACTAAGGTTTATGCATATCAAAGAACATAGAGCTTTATTATTAAGAAAGTCTATGCCTGAATTAAGAGAATTAATTGATAAGTCTAGGGAGTTATATCCAAAGGCTTTTGCAGGAGCAAAGTTTAGAGAAGTAGAAAAGATATGGAGGTTTCCATCAGGTGCATCATTAGAGTTTGGTTATCTTGATAGAGACGCTGATGTATATAGATACCAAGGACAATCATATACATGGATAGGTATAGATGAATTAACTCAATACCCTACAGAGTTTCCATTACAATATCTACAATCAAGATTAAGAACAACTAATCCAGCAATACAATGTTATATTAGATGTACTGCTAACCCTGGAGGAGTTGGAGGTCATTGGGTAAAGAAAAGATATTTAGACCCATCACCACCAAATGAATCTTTTACAGGACAAGATAAGATAACAAGAAAATTTATACCAGCTAGATTAGAAGATAATCCTTTCTTATCTGCTGATGGTAAATATGAGCAAATGCTTATGTCATTACCAGCAGTTCAAAGAAAACAATTACTAGAAGGTAATTGGGATGTTGCCGAAGGAGCAGCGTTTGTTGAATTTGATTATGATACACATTGTATCGACCCATATACGTTGCCTAAACATTGGGATAGAGTAAAAGGAATTGACTATGGTTATGCAGCAGAATCTGCAGTAGTGTGGGCAGCAATAGACCCAAGTGATGAAACATTAATTATTTATAGAGAGTTATATCAAAAAGGTTTAACAGGAGAAGACTTAGCTAAAAAAATTTATGAATATGAAAAAGAAGATAGATTATCAATTAGAGGTGTTTTAGATTGGGCAGCTTGGAATAGAACTGGAGCAACAGGACCAACAGTTGGAGAAGTATTAGCTACTGCTGGACATAAACTTAGACGAGCTGATAAAAATAGAATACAAGGTAAAATACAAATACATGAACGATTAAAAATAAATGCTAAAGGCAGACCTAAATTACAAATATTTAAAAGCTGTCCTAATTTAATTAGAGAGATTCAATCTATTCCTTTAGACCCTAACAAGCCTGAAGATGTAGATACAAAAGCATCAGACCATGCTTATGATGCATTAAGATATTTAATTATGTCAAGACCTAGAACACAATCGGTTTGGGAGGCTATGTCAGAAAAAAAGAAATGGACACCTTCAGACCCAACCTTTGGATATTAATATGCCTATATATACTTTTATAAATAAAAAAACAAATAAAGAATATGATAAAGTTATGTCATATGAAGAGTTAGTAGAATATATTAAACAAGCTCATATAGAACAAGTATTTAAAATGAAAATAACTAGATACTCAGATTCTAATGGTATTAAAGACCAATTTACAGATTGGTGTAAAGATAGTAATATAGATGGTAAAGGTGAGTTTAAACCTCATGGTAAAGCTACAAAAGATTTTAATAATGCAACAAGGGAAAGGAATGAGAAAAATAGTGAATAGAAAAAGAATAAAAGTAAAAAGAACTAAAGAAGATACAACTTTATCTAACTACCCCTTGGTGGAAATAAAATGGTATGATATTGTTTCTGATTCATCATGGATTACTATTAAAGAATTAAAAGAAATGGACTTACCTATTTGTACAACTAAAGGTCATTTATTAAGTCAAAGTAAAGGAATTACTAGAATATTTGGAGATTATGCTGAAGATGATAATGGAGATATAGATGAGCTAGGTATGATAACTTTAATTCCAAATACTGTTATTATAAATATTAAGAAGATAGTTGACAAGACTAGATAAAATTGTTATTATTATAAGTACTTACTAAATTTAAAAGGATTATATTTATGGCTACATATGACCAAATCAGACCTACTTCCGATATGTCTGAAACAGACCCTAAAGAAGATTTAAAAATTTCAGCATTAGTTGCAAACATTAATTCTAAATTCTATCAATGTGAAGCTACAAGAGAAGATGATGAAGATAGATGGTTACAAGCTTATCATAATTATCGTGGAAGATATTATAAGAACGTAGCTTTTAGAGACCATGAAAAATCAAGAGTGTTTGTTAAAGTTACTAAGACAAAAGTTTTAGCAGCTTATGGACAACTAATAGATGTTTTGTTCGGTGCTAATAAATTTCCTTTAACAATTCAAGAAACAAGAGTTCCTGAAGGTGTAGCAGAATATGCTCATCTTAATCCTTTAAAAGAACAAATGGATTCAAGTCAAAATGTTCCAGGTGTTGAAGGTAACATGGATTATATTCCAGGTCAAGGTTTACCAACTGATGATATGTCTCCATCTTCTGTTTTAGGTTTTCCTGGTGATGGAAGAGATTTACCTAAAGGTGCTACGTTTAATGATTTAGAAGATAATTTTTTAGGTGGATTAAAAGAAGAATATGAGGGAGCAGATTTAACAGAAGGACCAGCACCAAGTCCTGAGATGCCTCAAATCAAACCTGCACAAATTGCAGCAAGAAGATTACAAAAATTAATTTTAGACCAAATAGAAGAATCAAATGGAAGTATTCAATTAAGAAATGCTATATTTGAATCTTGTTTATTAGGAACAGGAATTATCAAAGGACCTTTTACTTATAATAAAACTTTACATAAATATGCAGAGTCAGGTAATGGTTCAGCAAGAGAATATAAACCTGAGATTGTTAAAGTTCCTAAAGTAGAATTTGTTTCTATATGGGATTTTTACCCTGACCCAAATGCTAGAAGCATGGATGAATGTGAATATGTAATTCAAAGACATAGATTAAACAGACATCAATTTTTAGATTTAGCAAACAGACCTTTCTTTAGTAAAGAAGCTATTGAAGAATGTATTAAGATGGGTGCTAAATATAATAAAAAATCTTGGGAAACAGATATAGATTTAGAAAAAAGTACATACCCTGATATTGAAAATAATAGATTTGAAGTATTAGAATACTGGGGAACAATAGATGCAATGAGTGCTAGAGAAGAAGGACTAGACATTGATGAAGATATTGAAGACTCAACAGAAGTTCAAGTTAATGTTTGGATGGTTAATGGTAAAGTAATTAGAATTGTAGAAAATCCATTTAAACCTTTTAGAACTCCTTATCAATCTTTTGTTTATGAAAAAAATCCTTATACATTTTTTGGTATAGGTGTTCCTGAAAATATGGATGATGCTCAACAAATTATGAATGGTCATGCAAGAATGGCAATTGATAATTTAGCATTAGCTGGTAATTTAGTATTTGATGTAGATGAATCTGCATTAGCATCTAATCAGACTATGGAAGTATTTCCTGGTAAAATATTTAAAAGACAATCAGGTGTACCTGGACAATCTATTTATGGATTAAAGTTTCCAAATACTGCAGTAGAAAATATGCAGATGTTTGACAAGTTTAGACAACTTGCAGATGAATCAACAGGTTTACCATCTTATTCACATGGACAAACTGGCGTTCAAAGTATGACAAGAACAGCTTCAGGTATGTCAATGTTAATGGGAGCAGCTTCATTAAATATTAAAACAGTTATTAAAAATATTGATGACCAATTAATTAAACCTTTAGGTGAAGCAATGTATCAATGGAATATGCAATTTTATGAAGGTGAATTACCTATACAAGGTGATTTAGAAATTAGAGCAACAGGTAGTTCTTCTTTAATGAAAAAAGAAGTTAGAAGTCAAAGACTAACTATGTTTTTACAAACAGTACAAAATCCTGCGATTGCACCATTTGTAAGAATGTCAGAAGTAATAAAAGAGTTAGCTCATTCTTTAGACTTAGACCCTGAAGAAATAATGAATACAAAAGACGAAGCAGAAATTTACGCTAAAATAATAGGACAACAAAATGTTAACAAAGGAACTAGCCAACAAACTCCTATCCCTGGTGAACTCGGACCAATGGAAAATAATGGAGGAGTACCTGCAGAAACTGCAGAACCAAACAACCCAGGAAATGGCGAAAGCCCAATTGGACCAGGTAATACACCAATGCCAGGGGAGATGGAATTTACTGGACAAGTTGAAGAACCTGCCTAAACAGGTAAGAGATTTATCTAAAGAAGAATAATAATAGTTGTTGACAATCTCAATTATTGTTTCTATAATTAATTAACAGGGGAAACTTATGAAAAGAATAAAAGCTAAAAAAATGGCTACAGGTGGATTAATGTCTATGCCTCCTTTTATTAAAAAACAAAAGGATGAGGAAGATGGTATTACACCTTATGATGTTAGTACTCCAAGAAGTGCTAGACAAGGTATGCCATCAAGAATACTTTCTCCTTCAAGAACTAGATTTAATAAAGGTGGACAAGCGTTTCCTGATTTAGATGGAAGTGGAGATGTAACACAAAAAGATATTTTAATTGGAAGAGGAGTTATAAAAAAAGCTATGGGTGGATTATTAAAAAGAAAAAAATATAGAAGTGGTGATGAAGTTGATGTTTTAGATGAAGATACTTTTGAAGAATATCCTATTAAAGATTTAGAAAAAGAATTAACTGGAGAACAAGCTAATGCAAAAGATAAAATTGAAAAAATGAAATTTGATAGATTAGAAGGTTTAAAAAAATCAGGAATTGATTTAACTCCAAAACAAGAAAAAGACTTAGAAGAATATAAAGCTAAAACTAGAAGAGTTGAAGCTGCATTAGGTGGAATGATTGGTGTTGAAAAAGGTAAGTATGACCAACGACCTGATTATCAAGCATATGCCGAAGGTGATATAGTTGAAGAAGAAACTATGGAAGAAGAAGTACCCATGGAAATGGATATGGAAGATTCATTATTAGAAAAGCCAGTTGGTATGGATGAAGAAATGCAAGAAGATATTACAGATGAAGATATGGAAGGTATGGATGCAATTATAGATACCTCAGCTTTATCAGAAGAAGAAGAAACATTATTGGATGAAGCAGTAGATATGCACCCTGAATTAGAAGCTATCATTCC